TAGAAGCAGCGGGAGGTATAGCTGCTTATAATGCAATGGACCCGTATCAAAGAGCAGCAACTGCTAAAGCAATTGGTGTTTCAAATGCAGAAATGCAACAAATGGTAGCACATGAAGAAACCTTAAATGGTATGCATGGTGTGGGTAATCAAATATATAGTCAAACATCTGAGATATTACAAAATATGGGTAACACCCTAACTGGTAAAGTATTAAAAGGAATGGGTGGATTAGTATTAGGTGCAGGTGAATATTCCAGAGCATTAAAAGATATAAATAGTGGACCAATGGCAGGGATAGTAGCTAAAGGTTTGGATTTAGTTAAGAGTTTATTTAAAGCATCTACCTACACTAAAGCAATGGCAGCAATGAAATCGTTTGGGGGTAGAATAGGTGGTATTAGTAAAAGCTTAATGGCAGGTAAATCACCAACTGCAATGTACGAATCATTAAGAGGTAAAGGAGTAGGAGCAGCGGATGCATTAAAACAATCGGGAGCAAGTGCAAAATCAGTATTAGGTAAAAAGGCAAAAAATAGTATAAAAGCTAACGCAACTGATTCTATAAAAAATAAAATAAATCCAACCGCAGTAACACAAGGTACGGATAGTGTAGCAAAAAGCACAGCTACAGCAGGAAAAGGAGATGATGGTTCTAATTTTAAAACAAAAGCAGAAAATATTGCAGCAGGTTTAAAATATTTTGCAAGTGGAAAAGTATTTATAGGAGCACTAAACTTAATTCCAGTTGGTATAGGATTATTAGGATTACTTCCTGGTTTACCTACATTATTTATATTAAGTAAAATGGATTTATCAACGGTTGGTACGGGCTTAATGAACTTAGCAATAGGTGTAGGTTTTATGGGTACTGGAAATGTATTTATGGGAGCATTAGGATTATTAGCAACCGCAGTAGGATTGACGGCTATGTTACTTGGTATACCTGCGATGATTGCAATAGGTGTATTCGGTCAATTAGCAGCAACTGGATTAACAGCTTTAGGCGGTGGATTAGCAACATTTGGTGCTACCGCTCCTGCAGCAATAATTGGTATTGGATTGTTGGCATTATTTGGTGCGGCACTTATTCCATTAACGTATGCATTAAGTTTATTAGCACCATTAGTAACCGCAGTAGGAACAGTAATTGCAATGGTATTTACAAGTATGGCAAGTGCATTTGTAACAATAGCTTCGGCATTACCGACAATGGTGACTAGTTTTTTACCATTAATTGCAATGATATTACCTATATTTGGATTAGCAGCTGCAATTAGTGCATTAAGTTTATCATTACTTATGTTAGGAACGATGGGATTAGTTGCACTTCCGGTATTAGCGGCATTGGGTGCAGTTGGTGGAATGGCAATGAATTTGTTTGGTGGTGAAGGTGGAGGTAGTAACGATGAAATGATAGCAATTTTGAAATCAATAGATAGTAAAGTAGGCGGAGCACCGGCAATTAATATAGATAGTAAAAAACTAACCGTAGCAACTAATGATGGTGCTGCTAGAAATGGTTCATCCGGAGGAACTAAATACTAATGGGAAAAACATTATTACAATTATTAGAAGCATGGCCTACGCCAGATAAACTAAATCCAAATAGCCAAAAAGCGGGTATGCTTAAACCCGAACCGGATAATAAATTTACAAACGATAATAAACAAGCATTAGACTTTGTTAAAGCAACTCCACGAATATATGGTACAGATATAGTTCGTATCACAACTAGAACAGACCCACATGAAACAAAGAAAGCAATTAAAAAAGGAGCAGATAAAGTTGGGGGTGCATTAGCAGGATTAGGTGGTGTAGGATTATTAGTTGGTGGAGCAATATCGGCAGTTGCAGCATTTCATCCTAAATTTCCAGATGATTGGACGGTAGGTGAAGATGGTTCGCCAACCGGAATGGAAAAGAATTTCTATAAAGGATTAATAAATGGTGATTATGCATTTGGAAAAAGATATAATCCATATCATAACAATAATAAAACTAAATTAGGAAATTTCTTAACGGGAAATAAAACACCAGACCAAGCAGCAAACGCAATTGTTCCTTCATTAAAATCAGCAGCAGTTGGATTAGCAGTTGTGGGAATTGGATTGGGATTAAGTAAATTATTTTCAAAAGGAAAAAAGAAAGGAAAATCTGGTCCAGCACCAGTGAAACCAAAAGTAAAACCAGCAACTGGATTTGCAACAATCGATAAAAATAAAATACCATTTTTCCCATCTAGTTTAGTAATAAATTCAGGATTTAAAGATGGCGTATCGTATCGTAATTATAGTAGATTACGTGCACACAAAATGAAAATTACAGGTATGGACTACTTAAAAAGTAGTTCAGATGAAATAATACAATACCTTTCACCTACAATAGATTCTTCGAAAATTCCATCAGTTGGAAAAGATAGTGAACATACATTAAGTGATTACTATTCTAGTGTATATGCAAATAACACACCACAAACAACAAATTTAGGAAATGTAATAGTATCTGCTAATATGGTAAAAAATAGTTTTCCTATTTTTGCAAGATTAGAAAATATTGATACTAAAAATAATACTGGAAAATATCAACAAATTAAAAAGAAAGATGCAAGTGGTAGAGCATTAGATGATAGAGTACAAAATTATTCTAAATTAGTAGATAAGGATGGCAATGCATATACTTACCCAGGTCCAAAAGATGCCGATGGATTTCAACAAGATAATCTTATAGATAAAGGTGCAAGTTTATCGCAAATATATGGTGCACCTGATTCACCTATTAATTTAATAAAAATAGTTAAAGGTGATAACGATTATACATTTGACATATCAACTGATGATGGTAGTAGTAACTTTATTGGAAATATGAAAGGTGGGGAAGAATATGAGTATACAAAAAGTGAATTAAAAATAAATACATTAACTACCGATGAACAAAGTAGATTCATAGATGGTGGTATAGCTGATTTAGGTGAATCTAAATTAATAAAAGGAATGGGCGCTCAAAATGTAGAAACACAGGTAGGACAACTATTTGGAAATGCATTTATAGCAGTAGATATTGATACTAAAAAACCAGAAGAATATAAGTATCCATTTAGAACAATAGGACAAATGGATACGGTTGCTAGGTGGAATACCAAAGATGCTAAGTTTAGTGATAACGTTAAAACAATAACAGATAATGATACTAATTTTTTAAATACAGCACTTCAAACACAAAACAATACTTCTTTAAATATAAATCCATATTTACACAAAAAACGAGATGTATTAAAAGATAATGCAGAAGATGGGGTAATTAAGGTTAGTATATATGGAATTAATTTTATATCAACAATAAGTAATCTATCAGATAAAAGTGCAGCAAGTTGGGATAGTGTAAAACCAATTGGTTCAGGTGTTAATTTCTATTTATATAATTCATGGGAAAGAGATATTTCATTTGATTTAAAATTATATGCAGATAACAAATCACAATTAGACCAAATATGGAAAAAAGTAAATGCAGTAACCGCATTAACACGTGGAAAACCAACCGATAGTAAAAAAGGAGTATTTGGTAGAATCGTTGGTTTAGAAATTGGGGATTTAATATCGGTAGAAGGATTTGTAAGTGATATATCAATGAATGTAGATGATGCTACACCATGGGAAATTACAAAAGGGTCGCAAGCACCAATGATATGTTCAATTAGTGTATCATTTAAAGTAGTAACAAATGGGGATGCGGGTGGATATACGTTTTATAATACATTAAAAGCATAGTAATGGATAATAGATACGAAAATATAAAAACAATATTAAAAACAGGCAAAGGTAAAGTATATGATTCTACATTATTATCATATGTAGAACCAACCGATACTGATATTGTTATATTAACTACAATGGGTGATAGATTAGATTTATTAGCAAACGAATATTATGGTGATAGTACAATGTGGTGGGTAATTGCATTAAAAAATAACATAACAGATGTTGATTTAACAATGAAAGGTGGTATAAAACTTAGAATACCAAGTACACAAGAAGCCGCACAACTTAAAAATTCAATGAAATAATGAGTAGATTTCCATTTGTATCTGGCTTAGAACAAGAAATTATTAATGCAATTACTAATACTGATAAACAAGTTTTCTCAGGAACAAAATCATTTGCGTTTTTACAATGCTTTATGGGTGGTAATAATGTAGGTGGAATTATTGGTAATGAGTCATATACAAAATTTAATATATCAACAAACGTAAATAAACAAATAGCTAAAATACCTCCAATGTTAAAATCAATTGAGGTAAAAACAACTGGTAATATGGGTGCTATTAAAATGGCATCGGCAACCATACAATTTTCAGATATGGATGAGGTTTTAAAAAACGCTGGATTTATGTTTATTGGTAAAACACAATTATTAGTTTGGGGATGGTCAAAAAGTAGAAAAGGAACGCAAGTAAATATTCCATCTGGGAAAGAAACGGCACTTAAAGCGATTAATATAGTACATCGTAATGAATATGTAACAGGTCGTGATTTTGATATTTTTGCTGGGATATTAACTAATTTTGATATTAAAATAAATGAAAATCTTACGGTTGATGTTAAAATAGAATTATCATCTCCTTCTGATATACCTGCATTTTTATCATTAAGTAAAGTAGGCAAAGCAGTAGCAGATAGTTCAGATGATAAAAAAGCAAAAGCAACAGTTATGGCAATGCAAGCGGTAAAATTGGATCCAGACGGAGCCGATGCGAAAGCGTTTGCTGCATTAAAAGGATATGCAATAAACATCGAACAAGAAATTGTAGATTGGTCATATGGTAATACAGATAGTGGGTATCTTCAACTTGGTTATATTATAAAAACAATTTGTAATAAAGGTAAAGATAGTAAAATGGGTGCAATGCCGGTAGATGTTCAAATTGATGATGCAGTAGCATGTGGCAGGCCAGTAATGATAAGTGCTTCTGAAAATGTAATTATACCATCTGCACAAATACCAACAACAAATGATACTAGAACTATAATATTTGGTGAGTCCACAATAAAAACAATAACATTAGAAAAAGAAACACCAATAACATTTGGACCAATTAATTTGGCAGAACCGATACAATTCCCAACACCAACTGACACACAACTTTATGATGGGATAACATTAAAAGCAAATGAACATGGGCATATAAAAAATCTTTTTGTATCAGCAGATTTTGTAAAAGAAGCAGCAAGAGGAATGGATAATAATAAAGACTTTTTAGAAAAAATTATAGCTGAATTAAATGTAGCGGGGGCGGGTTTATGGAATTTAGGATTAAGAGATATTGAAAATCCAGGTGGCTGGATGGTATATACTATTGTAGATTATAATTTATCAAATGAAAATGATGCAATTTTAGAATTAAACTTGTTTTCCGAAAGGTCTACTATTACAAATATAGATTTAAATGCAGATATGCCTAAAGAAGTAGCTGGACAAGCTATGCTAGGTGATAAAGGTAAAGAAAACAATTTAACATCTACTCATTCGGTTGGAGAATTTGTATTTGGTTCAAAGGCAGACGATTTTATATCAGGTGAATTGGCTATTGAAGATGCAGAATATAAAAAAAATAAAGAAGAAGCGACAGCTGCAGCTGAAGCAAATAGTGGTGCAAAAGAAGAACCGGGTTTACTTGCAAAAACTGAAAATGCAATTGCAGAAGCAGCAACTTTTGCATGGAACCATCCACTTCAAGCAATAGCAAATGTAACTGGGTTATCAGCGTTAGCAAGTGGAGTTTCTACCGCAGCTACTGCAGTAGCAAATGAAGCGGCAGTATTATATCAAAAAGCAGCAGCTGCCATATCTGCAATGTTTAATGCACCTGGTGAACTTAGAGTTAAATTAAATAATCCTACGTTTGGTTCATATTATTCTGGTACTGATAGTAGTTTTTTTGTAGTAGTAAAAGATGCAGGTATAGTAAAAAATATGTATTTTGGTAAAGAAAATAAACCACCATCAAATATATTATTACCAACTAAATTAACATTTACAACATTAGGGGTGGGTGGTTTTACAATTGGTAAAAGTGTTATAATAAATGATATTCCATGGATGACACCTGGAAAAGGATATTGGCAAGTAACCGATATTACACAAAAAATAGATGATACAAAATGGGAAATAGATGTTGAACTAAGATTTAGAGTAAAAAGAGGATAATAATGGTAATAAATCAAAATATAATTGATAGGTATAATACTATAAATAAAAAAAAGGTATATAAACAACCCGTATTATCTCCATATGAACCAAAATTAATAGAAAGAGATTATCAGATTGGGTTTATTTATAGATATTTTATTAGAAAAAGAAATGAAGTAAATGGGACTATATTTGAAATTAATACAGATACTAACGAAAAATATAAAAAAGACCCTTTATTTATAACAACTCGTATTAGATGGAAAGTAAGTGGTGAACAATACGAAATAGAAACTGCAAATAGAAAATCAATTAATTTAGGAAAATTAGATATTTCTAATTTAGATACCTATTTAAAAAATCTTACGTTGTTTTCTAAAATGTGATAAAAGTCATATTATTATTTGGTTAGTAAAAAATAATAGATTATATTTATAATAAATAAAACAAGTTATATGGCAAAATTAAAACATCTTAGTGAAGAAGAGGTCCAACAAATTACATTTGATTGGCGTTACAAAGGATTCACAATATTAGATTTATTAACAGAAGAAGAGTGTGATGAAATTAACACGGAGTTAGAAACACTTCGTCAACAAAGAATCGGCACTACTACCGAAGATGGTAAAGAGTGGGGAGATTGGGACCCGTTTTCATATCCACATAAAATTTCAGCTAAATTAGAAAAACTATTTTGTCATCCAAAAGTTTTGGAAGCAGTAGAATATTTAATGGAAGGTGAAGCAGAAGGAATGCAGACTTGGTGTTACTTTAAACCACCTGGACAATTAGGTAGAGACCAGCATCAAAATGCATTTTACACAGGTTGCAAACACAACGAAATCATCAACACTTCTTTGGCTTTAGATAATCACGATCCTGAAAATGGAGCAGTGTGGGTTTACGAAGGTTCACATAGATTACCAATTTTACCAATTGAAGTAGATGAGGAGAGAACAAAAACCAATCCTACTTTTTGGAGAAATGAAAGAGGTAAACCGTGTGTTATGCCCGAAGGACATGACTTTAGAAAAATCGAAGGACATTGCAGAAAGGGTCAAGTAGTTTTGTTACATTCACACAACATCCATGGCTCGGAGACAAATAACTCAAATCGATTCCGTAGGAACTTTTTGGGTGGTTACTTAAAAAAAGGTGCAAACTTTAACAAAGGTGGGCATATGAAAAGAGAGCCAATTGATTTACACGCTTTAAAAGCGAAACATTGGACAGAATCTGATGAAAAAAATTACGGTGGTTTCTAATCACAAACGAAAGGAGAGTTTAATTACTCTCCTTTTTATTTTGTATTATAACCAAAATGTATTATCTTTGGATATATGACATTTGTAGAAGATAAATTTGAATTCCAAAGTTTCTTAATAGAATATAGAAAGCATACTAATTTAATATACGTTAGATTATCAGATGAAGAAAAGCATGTGATGAATAATCGTATATCTTTTATTTATGTAAAATCAAAAAAGAATGAGTGGGTTATAAATGTGAACAATGGTGATGGGTTAGGAATTAAAGTAGAAGCATTAGAACAATTATTAGATACAATACACCCTCAGTTAATTTTTAATTACAAAGCAATTTCACAAATATTAAATTTTACAAAAGGATTTGATGTAGATTTAGCTAAATTTATTGAGTATGGTTATCATGATGTTGAGTTAGGAGATAATCAGTTAAACCAATTTTACAAATCAAAGTTTAAAGGTGAACCATATTTGAATGATAGTATTCCAATGGTTAAACAATTAGAACTTATACAACAATATGTTTCTAAGTTTTCACTAAATGTAAATAAAAATTCAATTAAATATATAGATGATGCAACAAAAGCATTTAGTTATATTGAAAGTAGTGGATTAAAGATAGATGGGGATTACGTTTTAACCTACAATCCAGTTCATTTAACAAAGGATAATATGGTTTATACTCAATATAACCTAATGACATCTACACTCCGACCATCGAACCGATATGGTGGTGTAAACTATGCTGCACTTAAAAAGGATACAGGTGAAAGAAAAGCATTTATAAGTAGATTTGATGGTGGTGAATTGATTAGTTGTGATTATGAAGCATATCACCCAAGATTATTGATGGATATTATTTATCAAATGAAATTAAATTCAACTGCAAATGTAAAAGATATGCAATGGATGAAGGATTTCTATGGTAGTGGGTTAGATTTTTATACATGGATTGGAAATCAAATTGGTATTGATGATAGAAATGAAGTAAAAACTTTAATATTCCAAAATTTATATGGCGGTATTAGGAGCGAGTTATTAGATATTCAATATTTTAAAGAGATACAACATCTTACTGACTTATTATCAGAAACAATGGTAAAAAACAAAGCAATTTTTACGCATTCATATCATATTCAGTTTGGTATTGAAAGATTAGAACCTATAACTCCCGCAAAAGTTCTTAATTATTATATTCAAGCATACGAAACTGAAAGAAATATACGAAAAATATTAAAAATAAAAGAGAAATTAGAAGGAAAACACACAAAATTGATATTATATACATACGATGCGTTTGTATTTGATGTGTATCCGTCAGAAAAACAATATTTATATACTGATATCATACCTATATTAAAAGGTGGTTATGGTAGGTATCAAATAAAAACAACGACCGGAAAAAATTATGATGAACTTTAACTTAGACAATCTTAGTGAAATTATTGATGAGGTTTTAACAGAATTTTGTGTTACATATCCAATTCCAAACTTTGATAACAAAGAACAATTAGAACATTTACGTTCAGTATTGGAACAATTCGGTGCAGAAGCATTTACCGATATAGAATTGATGGAAGCTATTAGTTTAGCACCAAAGAAATTTACATTGGAAGCACCTAAGAAAGATGGCACTGACCCTAAGTTAGCGGCAATTTTAAAAAAGAAAGTAAAAAATGCAGATACAGGTAGAGATGTAACCGTAGCATCAGCATTAAATTATAAAGACCAAAAAGGTAGTGGAGCAAGGTCGGCATATCACGCAGCAGCTGCAATGTTAAAAGGGGCTGGTTATAGTGAAAAAAATGTGGATATGATTGATGACCCTAATCCGGAAGAACCACAATACTATGCTAAGCAAAAACCACAAGAAAAACCAAATTCTAAAGTAGCACCACAACAAAAATCAACTAAATCAGGTCCAATTATTGATGACCCTAAATTAGCAAAAGTTACTATTAGTGCAGCAAATAAAGAATTGGCTAAGATAATCAAAGCCGGAGGAATACCTACAAAAGATGGCGTAGGAATTATAACAGCATTAACAAAGACATTAAATGGTCAAAACTTAAATGCAAAAGAAAAACAAATTGCAGCAAATTATTTGAGAGTTAAAGATAATCCAACAGATGCGGCGGTTTATATTGTATATCCTCCAGGAAAAGCAACTAAACATATTAAAGTTAAAGTTGGTAATAAAAACTTAGATAAATTAGTTCAATACGGAAAGAATAATTTTGGAAATAGTAATGATGGGAACTCTAGTTCAGGACCAGCAACTCCACCAGTTCCAAAGAAAGGTGTTACTGCAATGAGTATTAATCCAAATAGTGTTGATACTCCAATTAAACACGATGGTAATTCATTTCAATTCGGAAATGGACAAAAGATAGAAAAAGTAAATCTACCAAAAAGAGATGAATTGGTTAAATCATTTATCAAAAACCAGAAGATGTCTGCGGAAGAAGCAAATAAACAAGCAGATAAATTAATAATAGCAGCGGAACAAAACAATGGTGTAGTTGATTATTTTTCAAAAGGTGGTAATAATATAAAAATGATTGATTGGGGAGCTGAGCCTACAACAAACGAAGGTAGAAATACTATTTTAAAAAATGTAAAAGAAAAAAGTATTAAGAAATTTGAATCTTTTTTTAGAAAAGCAAATAAAGGTCAACTAAGACCAGAAGAAGCTCAAATATTAAAATTTTATAATGATACAAAATCTCCATACGAAACTCCAAATTTTGATAAATTACCACCGGAGCAACAAAAAAAATTAAGAGATGAGTATGTTGGTAAGATAGAGCATTTAATGGAACTTATGGTAAAGAGTCCATCATTTAGACAAGGTGTTCCTGATTTTGTTGAGGTACTACGATATTCGGCGTATTTAGGACAAGGATATGAAGCATATTTACCAGCAGATAGTACATTTCAAATTTCAGACATTATAGTATTTGCACCTAGAGATATTTTAAAACAAAATACACAAGGAAAAGATTTAGCAGAACAAATAACAGGTAAAGTATCTAACATTATTGAAAGTTTAGTATTTACAGGCGGCGTATCTGAAAAATTTTTAGAAGGTGGTGCAAGTAGTGGTATTGAGAGGGTTTTACAATCTGAATTTTTTGGTGGTAAAGATGGTAAATTTAAAACAAAAGATAGAACATTGGAAATGATGAATACTTACACATTTGCATTTAGAAATAAAGATAGGTTTGCAAAACAAAATCCAAGATTAGAAGGATTTGATAAAGATTATAAAGCAGCAATTAAGGTAGGTAAAACAGAAGAAGAAGCAACCGAATATGCTAAAAAAGAAGCAAGTAAACGATGGACTAAATTATCAAAAGAAGAACAAAGTAAAAAATTAGGAGAATACGAAGATATTATAAATCAATTACCAGACGATAAGGAAATTGATAAACAAGAAAAAATGATTGAATCATATATAGATGATGCAGTTAAAAGTGGTATCATTTCTAAAGAAGAAGCATTTAAAATTAGAAAAGAAGGTCAACATCAAGGTGATTTAATTGCAGGTAAGGTTGATAAAAAAGGAGCGGGGAATTGTTTAGATAAAAAAGGAAAAGATAAATATAAAAGAATGGTTAGTTTATGGGCAAGAATGGGGGCAGCAGTAGAGCAAATTTATAATAAAGATTTAAAATATACTTTATTTAAAAATAGTAGAGAATTATTTGATGGTAAAGGTAATTTCAAAAAGAATCAATTGTTAAATAAATGTGGAATGAGTTGGAGTTATGATCCAGGAATTGCAGCAACTGCAAATGTACAAAATGGACCAAAAGGATGTATGTCATTAGCAATGAATAATCCAAATTCATCACATATTATTTCATTAGATTAGGAAAATAAAATAAATGAAGACACAATTACTTTGTACTTTTAGTACAAAAACAGATGTAGAAAATCACTTAGAATTAATTAAAAGCAATTATACATTAGCTTATAACTACATATATGTTCTTCAAAACAAAAATATTCCAAATGAATTGTTTGTAACTTATAATGTGGTAGTAGAAAATCAACAACCAAACTTAGAAATGAAAACTATTTTGGTTCATAGAAAAAAACAAAGTAATACATTATACACAATCAATGCTTTGAACAATGTTATTATGGAAGCGACCGGTGGACAATTAGATAATAAATTTGAAGTGGATTGGGAAAAATATAGAAATTGTATATTGGTTACAAATACCGAAGGTGTAAAAAAAATATACACTAGAGTATTTGATGTGATAGATTTGACAAAATAAATAGTTATGATATATTGGTTTACAGGACAACCTGGTAGTGGAAAAACTACTATGGCTAATTGGCTGGAAGCTCATTTAATACATAAAGTTATCACTATTGATGGTGATGACATTAGAGATGTATTTCAAAACAAAGATTACTCAGAAGAAGGCCGTAGAAAGAATATAACTAATGCACAAACATTGGCCAAGTTCTTACAACACAAAGGTTACAACGTAGTGGTATCATTGGTTTCACCCTACAAAGACCAACGAGATAAATTCAAATCAGAAATGGGTGAAAACCTAAAAGAAATTTACGTTCATACTTCAAATGAAAGAGGTAGGGAGAATTTCCATGTTTCTAATTATGAAGCACCTACCGAATTTTACATTGATTTAGATACTACGGATATGCGAGAAATCGATACTTTTAAAAAACTCCGTAAAGATTTGGGAATTTAATAAATAAATTGTATATTAGGATATATGAAAACATACGCATTATACATTGGTAGATGGCAAAATTGGCACAAAGGACATGAGTGGCTAATAACCCAACAATTACAAAAAAACAAAAATGTGTGGGTAGCAATTAGAGATGTTCAACAAGATGAGAACAATCCTAAAACCGCACAACAGGTTTTAAAAGAATTAGCGAACGAACCATTCTTTGTAAACAATTCAGATAAGATTTTACTTAGTATTATTCCTGATATTGAAAGTGTAAATTATGGTAGAGGGGTTGGTTATGATGTAATCTATCATGAACCACCAACTGAAATAGCAGAAATAAGTGGAACACAAATTCGTAAACAAGTTATAAAAAATAAATAAATGCACATCACACAATATGAATCATTTCTATCAGAAGAATTATTTTTAGAAGTACAAAAATTTGTAAAAGGATTAATAACTGATAATGAAAAACCACTATCAACTAGTTTTGGTAACTGGCAAAAAGAACTTATAAATGCATCTACACCTATACTTATCTATGAATTTAAGTCGGATGAAATTGATTTGCTTCAAAAGATAAAAAAAGAAGTTGAAATAAAAATCCCATATAAAGTTTCAAGTATAATGGTACATATGATGCCTAAATTATCATATATACCATGGCACGATGATTCTCATGTAAAAGCAGCTCTTTCTTTGTATTTAAATGAAACATGGGATACAAACTGGGGTGGTATTTTTATGTATAAACCGGATAAAGATATACGTGCAGTAGAACCAAAACGAAATTTAGGTGTATTTCAATATAGTGGCATACAACATTGCGTAACTACGGTTAATATGGATGCCGAATATAGATACTCTTTACAATTTTTCTTGGAAAAAGAAAAACAAATTATCTAATAAGTATGATAGTAGAAAGAAAGAGACACATTGCTAAAACCATCTCATATCGTATTTTAAGTACCTTAGTTGGATTCTTATTAATGTGGTTGATAAGTGGTTCAATTAAAGTAGGTGCCGCATTTGGAGTAGCAGAATTAATATACAAACCTATTCAGTATTATCTACATGAAAGAGTTTGGTACAAATGGATTAAGTACGGATTAAAAAAATAAATATATGATTTATCAACAACAACTATTTAGTGAAGAAGAGTGTGCTTTAATAAAATCATATGTAAACTTACAGCCCACCGATTTAACTAAATATTTTAACACCGAAGGCAAATTTAAGTTTATAGATGACAATAAATTGGTTGCAACTAGTGGCGGGGCCATATCATATAATGTATATGTTATAAAAAATACAGCAGAAACAGAGTGGATGTTTAATAAATTAATGTTATGGTTTAGTGAGGTAAGTAATATTAAAATAAATCATAACCACATAGTAAGAGTATGTACTTTACATAGGTATGGTATTGGTGATGCCTTTGCAACGCATATAGATTTATCGCATGGATTTGAAGAAAGACGATACAATTTAGGCATTCAATTAAATGATACATATACGGGGGGTGAATATATATGTTGGGATGATAATAATAATGAATGTTTAATTTCAAAACAAACAGGCACGGCGTTATCCTATCACGGCAGAATTCTGCACGAAATAAAAGAAATAACAAGTGGTGAAAGATGGTCAATTGTAATGCCAATTACAAAACATAACATAATTGAAAAAATAAACTTAATTTAATAAAAAGTTATATATCAGCAAAACCAAAAATTAGTGGATACGAATGGTTAAATTGATATGCTAAAAAAAATAAAAATATGTTTCAAATAATTGATAATTTTTTAGATAAAAACGAAATTAAAAAATTGTACGATATACTCTGGTCATCTGATTTATATTTAACGGGTATCGAATATTCCAATGCAGATAGAATGGATAGAAGATGGTCAATGGCCAAAAAAGTAAATAATGAAGATATTAATATTAATTTTTATAATGAAATATTAAATAAAATATTTTTATTACCAATATTAAACAATGAATATATATGTAAAAGAATTATGATAAATGCATACAAATACTCAGATGTCCTCTCAATTCATGATGATGGCGTGATAAACGGATTCAATAATATTACAGCAATAATATATGGCAATGATAATTGGGATGCAAATTGGGGTTCTGAAACTGTATTTTTTGATAAAATAGGAAGTGATGCTGAAATAATAAAAAGTGTATTACCAAAACCAGGTAGATTGGTATTGTTTGATGCAGGTATACCACATACAGGTAGAGTACCAAGTCCGGTGTTCCCAAATTACAGATACTCATTGGTATATAATTTACAACTTAACATACCTAAAAAAACAGGATTAATATAAATCACATAAATACCTTATATGCCAGCAAAACCAAAAATAAGAAAAGACGAATTTACAGATAGTTTACCGAATTTCAAACACACACCACCTGCTCCACAAAAAGAAATGGTAAACGGACCAGCATATTATGGTGGTATCGATAACCCATACGAAGTAATAAAGGTATGTGAAGCGTGGGGATTAGACAAAGATGCATACCTATTCAATGTAGCAAAATACATAGCAAGGGCCGGAAAGAAGGACCCAGCAAAGGAACTAGAGGATTTGAAGAAAGCAGTTTTTTACCTTGAAAGAAGGATAAAATTACTCTCTAAATAATTTGGTAGTTCCAAAAAAATATCGTATCTTTATTGTATAGGAATTAAGAAAATCGATATTTATACGTGAGATTAAATCGCGATAATCTTAAAACTTAAAAACAAATTTTTAAACATTAAAAACAAAGCAGCATGAACATTAATGCAATCAAGCAACGTCTTAATTCGTTGCAAAACACTTCGAAGAAAACGGACTCATTGTGGAAAACCAAACCTGGAAAGTACCAAGTTCGTATCGTACCTTACAAATTCAATAAGGAAAATCCTTTCATTGAATTGTTATTTCACTACAACATTAACAACAAAACTTATTTGAGTCCAGCTTCTTTTGGAAGACCTGACCCAATTTTAGAGTTCGCAGAAAAACTTAAGAAATTAGGTGATACTGAGAATTGGAAAGCGGGTAAGAAAATGGAGCCTAAATTAAGAACTTTCGCACCTGTGGTAATCAGAGGTCAAGAAAACGAAGGTGTTAAATTTTGGGGATTTGGTAAGACTGTGTATCAAGAGATTTTAGCTATCGTAGCTGATCCTGATTACGGCGATATTACCGATGAAACAAATGGTAGAGATATTGTTATTGAAATTGTAGAGGAAGCAGGTAAAACATATCCTGAAACTCGAATCAGAGTAAAACCAAATGTATCTTTATTACATGATAATTCTACAATCGCAACTAAATTGTTAGATGAGCAAACTGATATTACTGATATCTATTCAGAATTATCTTATGCAGAATTAAAGACTGTGTTAGAGAATTGGTTAAACCCAACGGCAGTGCTTGAAGAAGAAAATCCAACTCCTTCTGTTTCTCAACAAACATTAGCACCTCAACCAAAGAAAGTTGAAGAACAATTAGTAACTAAAGATGCTGCACCTCAAATTGGTGGAAGTGGATTAGTTAATGATTTACCTTGGGATGATGATGAGACAGCTGCACCCGCACCTAAAGTAGATGTGGCAGCAGCATTTGATGACTTATTTAATTCATAATTTTTATGGCAAAAGTAGACTTAGCAAATCAAATTGCTGATAGTCTTAACAAAAAGTGGAAAGACCAAAAGGTAGCTTTCTTCTTGGATGATGATTCCGATGGAGCCCCAACCAATGTACCAGGTTGGGTTTCCACTGGAACAGCAATGTTAGACGTAGCAATTTCGAACAGACCTTATGGGGGATTACCCGTAGGAAGAATTACCGAAATCACCGGTTTAGAACAAAGTGGTAAATCACTTTTAGCAGCACACGTGTTAGCAGAAACGCAAAGACAAGGTGGGGTAGCAGTATTAATTGATACTGAAACTGCGGTAAGTAGAGAGTTCTTTGATGCAATTGGAGTGGATGTTTCTAAACTATTATACGTTTCAGTAGACACAGTTGAGGATATTTTTGAAACAATTGATACAATTATTGAACAAGTTCGTAAAGGTGATAAGGATAGATTAGTTACAATAGTAGTCGATTCAGTCGCAGCGGCATCAACTAAAAAAGAGATGGATGCTGATTATGATAAAGATGGTTACGCAACTGATAAGGCAATTATCATTTCAAAAGCAATGAGAAAGATTACAAATGTAATTGGTAGACAAAAAATCTCCGTTGTATTTACTAATCAACTTAGGCAGAAATTAGGTGTGATGTTTGGTGACCCTTGGACTACATCGGGTGGTAAAGCATTAGCATTCCACGCTTCGGTTCGTATTCGTTTAAAGAATATGGGACAGATTAAAGCAGGTGAGAGAATCATTGGTATCAAAGTAAGAGCACAGGTTATTAAGAATAGATTAGGACCACCATTACGTTCAGCAGATTTCGATATTTTCTTTGATAGAGGTATTGATAATTTTGGTGGATGGTTAAAGGTGATGAAAGATAATAAATTAGTTAAGCAAGGTGGTGCATGGTACGAATATGTAGACACTGATACTGGTGAAGTTATTAAATTCCAATCTAAAGATTTTATTCAGATGATGGGAGTTAAGGATGAGTTAAGAGACCAAATTTATAGAAAGATTTGTGAAGCAACAATCTTACAATATAAAAAAGAAGGAATCGATCCGGATGAAATTACATATGATAACGGAGGGCAAGAGCCTGAACCCGATATCGAAACAGAATAAAGGTTTATGAACGAAACATATAAGAAGTTACTAAACGAAGTAGAAAAAGACTATCAGCAATTAGGAAAAGAAAAAGTATTAATTGTTGATGGTCTTAATACTTTTATAAGAAGTTGGACCGTAAATCCTACAATGGATGATAATGGGGACCACATTGGCGGTATAGTAGGTACATTAAAAGGCATCGGTTATGCTATCAGAGAATATAATGCAACTCGTTGTATAATTGTATTCGATGGTAAGGGTGGTTCTAAAAGTAGAAAGGATTTATATAGTGGTTACAAAGAGAATAGAGGTAACAATCGTTTTAGAGTGAATAGAGCCTATGCAGATTTGATGAACAAAGAAGAAGAAGGTGTATCTATGAAAAGACAGATGATTGGTTTAATCGAACTCTTAGAGTACCTACCCGTAGAAATTATGTTATACGATAACATTGAAGCAGATGATGTTATGGGCTATATTGCCTCACAATTATTAAAAGAGGAAGAAAGTGCAGTCATAATGAGTGCAGATAAAGACTTCCTACAATTAGTAAATGACAAAGTTAAAGTATATTCTCCGACTAAAAAGAAGTTATATGATAAAGAATTGGTTATTACTGAGTATGGTGTACATCCTGCAAATTTTATGGTCTATCGCACTCTTGATGGTGATAAGTCCGATAACATTGATGGTATTGCTGGTTGTGGTCTTAAAACTATTATTAAGAGGTTTCCTGAGATTGTTGATTCGAAAGAAATTACAATTGATGCGATGTTTGAATTGTGTGAAGAACGAAAAGCACAAAACGGAATCTACGAAAAGATATTAAATCAAAAAAAGTTAGTTGAAAGAAACTATAAGTTGATGCAATTATTCGATCCTGAAATTCCAACAAACAAAAAACTAACAATTAACCAAAAATATTTGGATAATTCAGCAAAATTGGATAAATTAGGATTCATAAAGAAAGCAATGGGAATGAAAGTTATTAATTCATTTGGTGATGTTAATAGCTGGATTCAAACTACTTTCGCAAAATTACATAAATAACAATTAAAAACAAACATGGAGGAAACAACCTATGAAGTGTCTTAAAAGCAACAAAACAGGGAACATTATTAGAGTAAGTGATAAAGATGCTTACAACGCAACGAGTGAATGGAAATTTATTCCTAAATCGGAGTGGAAAGAATACAAAAACCCTAAGAAAGAAACAAAAGAAAAAGAAAGTAAATAATGAACGCAGTAGATACATTAGAAAAATTTGGTGAATCATACCAATCTAAAGTCATAGCTGCATTATTATCGGATTTACCTTTTCTTAATCAAGTTTCTGAAATTACAAACAAAGATTATTTTGAAAGTGAACAAGATAAGTGGATTGTAGAAGCGATATTAGATTATCAAAGTAAACAATTCGCCGCACCAACCTTAGACGTATTTAAAGTTAAGTTGGCATCATTGGGAACTGATTCTCAAAAGAAACAAATCATAGAAAGAATAAAACAAATCTATGATGTATTCGGTAGTGAAGATATGGAGTTTGTAAAAACCGAATATATTAAATTCTCAAAGTTTCAGAAGTTAAAAGCCGCAATATTTCAATCAGTAGACCTAATCAAATCCGAAAAGAGTTGGGATGAGATAGGAGTTGTAGTTCAGAACGCATTAAAAGCGGGAATGGAAAACAATTTAGGACATGATTACTATAAGGATATTGCAATGAGGATGGAAGAAACTAAAAGAAGTTCAGTACCTACCGGATGGAAACCAATCAATGATTTAATGGATGGTGGATTAGGACCAGGTGAATTAGGAGTAATTGTAGCACCGAGTGGAGTTGGTAAGACTTGGGTATTGTGTAAGATAGCAGCCGATGCTGTAAGGCAAGGTTACAATGTAATGCATTATACATTAGAATTATCAGAAATCTATGCAGGTACGAGATACGATACTATTATGACGGGTATTCCATCTAACGAATTGAAAGATAGAAAAGAAGAAGTAGTAGCTAAACTTAAAAACCACAAAGCAAATTTGATGGTTAAGTATTATCCACCGAGAGGGGCAAGCACAAAAACAATCAAAGCACATTTAGATAAGTACAAAGGATTCGGATTTAAACCGGATTTAATTATTATTGATTATGCAGATTTGTTAAAGCCCGTAAACAAACGAGATAGTACCTATGCAGAATTGGGTGGTGTGTATGAAGAAATCAGAGGATTGAGTGGTGAGTTGGGTGTTCCAATTTGGACAGCATCACAAACCAATCGTTCAGCAATTGATTTTGAAGTTATACAAGCGGATTCAATTGCAGATTCTTATGCAAAAGTAATGACATCAGATTTCATTATGAGTGTAAGTAGAAAAGCAAAAGATAAGTTAAGTAATACTGCACGATTCCACGTTATGAAAAATAGATTTGGTGCAGATGGTTTAACTTTCCCGGCTAAGATGGATACTATGATTGGATTAATAGATGTATTTGAACCATTATCGGCAGATGGTGTGATGACACAAAAAGAATCTAGTAATGGTGGTAACTTAGAAAAGAAACTTTTACATAAAAAATATATAGAAAATATGGGTTAATAAGTATATAACTTGTGGAAAAAAAAACTTATAAAAAGTGGGTTTTTTTCTTTCAAAAGTCGTATCTATATATGAATATACTAATAGTTATTGGTACATTTCATACTTTTATCGAAAAAAGTTTTATTTATTAATTTTACAAAAATACAAAAACAATGGACATTTCAACAAGAATCCTATCAGAAATTACGGTGTACATGAAGTACGCAAAATATAAGCCAGAATTAAAAAGAAGAGAGACGTGGCAGGAGTTGGTTACAAGAAATATGGATATGCATATAAAAACATATCCCAATTTAGAAGAAGAAATCAGAGAGAACTATAAGTTTGTTTATGATAAGAAAGTGTTACCTTCAATGCGTTCAATGCAGTTCGCAGGTAAACCAATTGAAATTTCACCAAATAGAATTTATAATTGTGCATTCGCACCTATTGATGATTGGAGAGTATTCTCTGAAATTATGTTCTTACTTTTAGGTGGAACTGGTGTAGGATATTCAGTACAATCACATCATGTTGATGCATTACCTGAAATTAGAAAACCAAATGCAGATAAGACTCGTAGATTTCTTATCGGTGATTCTATTGAAGGATGGGCGGATTCAATTTCAGTATTAGTAAAATCATATTTCTTTGGTGGTTCAAAACCAGTATTTGATTTTAGAGATATTAGAGCAAAGGGAGCACGATTAATTACAAGTGGTGGTAAAGCACCAGGTCCTCAACCATTAAAAGAATGTCTAATTAAGATTGACGGTATTTTTGATGCTAAAAAAGATGGTGATAAATTAAATCCAATTGAAGTACATGATATAGTTTGCCATATTGCTGATGCAGTGTTGGCAGGTGGTATTCGTAGAGCAGCATTAATTTGTTTGTTCTCAGCAAGTGATGAACAAATGATTAGTTGTAAGAGTGGTGCATGGTGGGAAACAAATCCACAAAGAGGTAGAGCAAATAACTCAGCGGTATTAATGAGACACAAAATCACAAAGGATTATTTTATGGATTTGTGGAAAAGAATTGAAGCAAGTGGAGCAGGTGAACCTGGTATCTACTTATCAAACGACAAAGATTGGGGAACTAACCCATGTTGTGAAATTGCATTAAGACCTTTCCAATTCTGTAACTTATGTGAAGTTAATGTAAGTGATGTAGTAGACCAAGACGATTTGAATGCAAGAGTAAAAGCAGCATCATTCATAGGAACATTGCAAGCAGGTTATACTGATTTCCATTACCTTCGCCCAATATGGCAGAGAACAACCGAAAAGGATGCATTGATTGGTGTATCTATGACGGGTATTGGTAGTGGTGCAGTTTTGAAATTGGATATGAAAGAATCTGCAAAAGTGGTTAAGACAGAAAATAGAAGGGTAGCAGAAATATTAAAAATAAATGTTTCAGCAAGAACAACAACGGTTAAACCAGCAGGAACTACATCATTAACATTAGGAACAAGTAGTGGTATTCACGCATGGCATAATGATTATTATATTCGTAGAGTAAGAGTTGGTAAGAATGAATCAATGTATTCACACTTATTAATCAATCATCCTGAATTAATTGAAGATGAATATTTCAGACCACATGATACGGCAGTAATTGGTATTCCACAAAAAGCACCTGATACTGCAATCTTTAGAACTGAATCTCCAATTCAATTATTAGAGAGAGTTAAAAAAGTACATGGTGAATGGATTAAACCTGGGCATAGAAGTGGTTCAAATTCACATAATGTATCTGCAACAATATCTATTAGAGAACATGAATGGAAAGCAGTTGGTGAGTGGATGTGGGAAAATAAAGAATTTTATAATGGACTTTCAGTATTGCCTTACGATGGTGGAACTTATATTCAAGCACCATTTGAAGATTGTACAAAAGAAAGATATGAAGAACTATTAAAAACATTAAGTGATGTTGACTTATCTAAAGTTATTGAAACCGAAGATATGACAGACCTAAGTGGTGAGTTAGCGTGTGCTGGTGGTGCGTGTGAGGTTAAGTAAATGGTACATGATAACGTAGTTCAAAACATTATTAATGGGATATATCATCCTATTAGGACAAACAGATGAAATTAAATAAAGAAAATGAAAAGTTATACTATTTGGAACAAGGTAAGGTGGTTTTTACTCCAGAGTATCATATGGCAAGAGGTTATTGCTGTGGTAATAAGTGCCGCCATTGTCCGTATGAACCAAAACATATAACAGATAATACTCAATTAGAAACGTTATGGCAGAAAATCACTCAACAAAACATAAAGAATTGACAGAGAAAATCAAAGAAGAAAAGCAAAAAGAAAAAGGACCTATTAAGTTTCAAATTCAATTGAACGAAGAACAAAAAGAGGCAAAAGATAAAATTTTAAATAACGCAATCACAATCCTAAGTGGTAAAGCGGGTAGTGGTAAAACACTATTAGCTTGTCAAATTGCATTGGATATGCTATTTAAGAAAACGGTTAGTAAAATTATCATTACAAGACCGACAGTAAGTAAAGAAGAAATTGGATTCTTACCAGGAGACCTTAGAGAAAAGATGGAACCCTGGATGCAACCAATCTATTCAAACTTCTATCTACTTTATAATAGAGAAAAAATAGATGAGATATTAACAAACGGACAAGTTGAAATTGTGCCGGTAGCATTTATGAGAGGTAGAACTTTCTTAGACTCATTTGTAATTGTGGATGAAGCTCAGAACTGCACTCACGAACAAATGGAAATGATTGTAAGTAGATTGGGTATTAGAAGTAAAATGGTAGTATGTGGCGATACTGCTCAGGTTGACTTAAAACAAAAAGGAGAAAGTGGATTTGGATTTTTACTTAGGGTAGCGCAAAAAGTAAAAGAGATGGCATCGCAAACATTATTAGTAAATCATAGACATTCGGTAGTTGATGCCCTATTGGAAGAATATGAAGATTTTAAAAACAAAAAAAATGGTAACAGTTAAAAAATTTAGTGCAGTGTGGTGTGGGCCATGTAGAGCATTAGCACCGGTTATGACAGAGATTAAAGGACAATTTTCAAATGTAAAGTTTGAAGATTATGATGTAGATGATTATATGGAAGAAACACAAAAATATAATGTAACATCAGTCCCAACAATCATCATAGAAAAAAATGGTGAAATTGTTGAAAGGTTTACAGGATTGAGTTCTAAATTAGCATATGTAAATGCTATAAATGAAGCTATAAAATAATAGGTTTTATTAAATAAGTTTCGTAAATTAGTTATATATGTGTGGAATAATAGGTGGTAACTGGTTTACATCTAAAGAGCAAACCTTTACCCAATTAAATAAAATAATTCATAGAGGCAGAGATGCTTCTCAAGTAGATGTTGTAGATAATTTTTATATCGGACACAACCGCCTTTCAATACAAGATTTATCGTCATCTGCAAATCAACCAATGTGGAATGACGATAAATCAGTTTGTATTGTGTACAATGGTGAGTTATGGGAAAGTGATTACACAAAAAAATTAGAGGAAAAAATTTCACTCCCTAGAAAAACAAAATCAGATACAGAAATAATTTTAAATGCATACTTACAATTTGGAGTTGAATCATTCATTGAATTGGATGGTATGTTTTCTTTTTGTATAGTCGATAGTAGAATTAATACTGCATTTATTGTAAGAGATTATGTTGGTGAATTACCTTTGTGGTATGCAATTGATAATGATGGTAAGTTAGTATTCGCATCAGAAAAAAAAGGATTACCAACCGCAGATTTATACGAAAAACAAGTTAAGACAGTTTATCCTGGAACTTATATAGAATACAATTATAAAACATTAGAGAATAGTATTAAAACATACTACACTTTACCAACTGAAATTATAAATGATGATAGAGAAACTATTATTAAAAATATTAGGAAACAATTAGATGAAGCGGTAAAAGTAAAAATGGTTTCTGATGTTCCTATTTGTACAATTCTTAGCGGTGGTATTGATAGTGTAATTATAACCTACTTACTTTCTAAAATAAAACCTGATATAGAAGCGTTTGTGGTATCAATGGGTGATGGTAATACAATAAACGATGATATTAAATACGCAAGAATTGCAGCTAAAGAATTTAATGTAAAACTACATGAAATTATATTAACAGAAGATGATGTTATAAATGCAATTGATGAAACTCTTTATGTTATTGAACAAGACCGTTGGCAAAACTTAGGTAGTGCAATTGCTCAAGTTGCATTAGGAAAAAAGATAGACGAGTTGGGATTTAAAGTAGTATTCAGCGGAGATTTATCGGATGAAATTTGGGGAAGTTATGGTCACATTCAAGCATTTCATTATAAGCCGGATGATTATGATAAGGCAAGACGGAAGTTAGTAGAGGATGTGCATAAAACAAATTTCTTAACTACCAATCAATCTATAATGTGGGGTGGGACAGTTGAAGTTCGTACACCATATAGTTGGAGACCATTTGTAGAATATAGTTTAAACATTCCACCATTATATCAGAAAGAAAAAGGACATATGAAACCACTTTTAAGAGCAGCTTTTAGTGGCGAAATTAGTGATGAACTACTTTGGAGACCTAAAGTTTTCTTTGCAAAGGGGGCAAGGACGGGTGAATTGATAGAAAGCCGTAAGGATATTTTGAAATCTAAATTAAAAGAGTTATATTTGTATAAAGACACTCTAAACCTAAATAAATTTTTTGAATATGCTTAACTTTGTAAAAGCAGAACGAGGTACAAATGAAATGATTGTAGCCACAAATCAGGCTATGGCAATTATAGATTTGTATCCAGAAATATTTCCACACTTATATAAGCAAGGTTATAAACTTGAAAAATATATTAAGAAAGGTAATATTATATTGCAAGATGGGGTTGTAATTACATTTAGTAAATACAAAGGACATGGTAAGATGAGTAGAAACGCAACCACTTATAAAAAAAGTGGTGATTTTATTTTACATCAAATTGCAAATATCGACCAACACAATGGAAATGCTAAAAAGATTTTATTTGAGTTTATAGAATATTGTAAATCACAATACGCAGAAAATTTATTTCTGACAGTTAGAAAATATAATGATAAAGCAGTTAACTTTTATTATAGAAATGGATTTGTAAAAGATTCAGATATAGTTTGGACAAGTAAAAAAGATGGTATCATCCCTGGAATAGTTTTTAGATTAAGACTAGTTGCAGACAAAAACATAGAAACAATATGTATTTAGATTATTTCGACCAGTTTAAAAATATGAAACCATATTTGCATATTAATGCAGAACAATGGAAACATATTCAAACCACATTTGAGAAAGCAGATGTGTGTGAATCCTTAGCAAAATTAGCTATGGAATATCCTCTACCTTATCAAGAAATTAGTGAAGATGATGCTCGTAAAGAATATTTAGCATTAAAGAAAACGAGATGGAACGAATTATTAAAAGATGATGAATGGTTTATTCGTAAAGCAGGTGATAGTAGATTTGGATTAGGTATAGAAGGTAAACAATTATATTTTAGACGAGTTAATACCGGAAACCAGGCATCAAACTATTTTCAACAAGCAAATAGATGGGGTGTAGATGGGACGGTATCTCCTGGTCCAGATAGAACTTGGAGAACATATGAATTTATGGTTACACTAATGGGTGCAATGTATACTTTAAAGTTTGATGAAATTAATAGAGGTAGTTTAAGAGTAGCATTATCATTAAGAAAATATATTTGTTCTCAGTTTAAACCAAATGTAGCAAAAGCTTTATATGATTACTTTAAAGCAGAAACTATTTTAGATTTTGCAGCAGGTTGGGGTGATAGAATGTGTGGGTTCTACGCAAGTGAAACTGGAAAGCATTATGTAGGTATTGACCCGCGTAAAGAAAACCATCCTATTTATAGACAACAAGCAGAATTCTATGAAAAGAACAATGGATTTTTTGAAGTGGAGAAGCGAGCTGATTTTGTCGAATCTCCTGCAGAGGATTTCGACTATGCTGGGTACGATAATTATTTTGATATTGCTTTTACCTCTCCTCCTTATTTTTCGGTTGAAAGGTATTCCTATGATGATACACAAAGTTGGGTTAGATATAAAACGATTGATGAATGGAATGAACAATTCTTACACAAAGCATTAGGAAAGATTTGGAAAACACTTAAAAAAGGTGGTGTTCTAATTGTAAACATTGCCGATGTATATGCTTCATCAAAAGGAACGGATAAAGGTTATAGAGCAATCACTACTCCTATGAACGAATACCTTGAGAAACAAGAGGGTGCAGAATACTTAGGCTGTATGGGTATGGAAATGGCAAAAAGACCTGGTAGTGCAGGTGCTGGGGCAATCATAGAGGGTGACGAGAGTAGATATACAGATGAAGCATTAGCAAAAGCAGCAGAAGCGGGTGATAAAACTTTTTGTGAACCAATGTGGGTATGGAGAAAAAACTAAATACAAATGAAAGTATTATATACAAATGGGGATTCAGTTAGTTGGGGTTCAGAACTAAAAGATAGAACTAATCGTTTCTCTACATTGTTAGCCAAAGAAAAAGGATTGGTAGATTTTAATGTAGCAAGTAGTGGTATATCCAATGATAGAATTTATAGAAATACTTTACGAGATTTATGTAAGTTTGTTAATGGTGAGCCAATTTACAATGAAGAATTAGGATATGTTAAAGTAGATGAGATGTTTGTATTGATTTCATTCACCGCACCTACTAGATTTGATTATTTTGATGGTGATGTGTTTATAAATGAAAGATTATGGACACATAAAGATAAATGGGGCACAATTGATGAGACAAGATTAACAGATAGTAAGTATGTAATTCATCAAACACACTTAACTCCTTCATTACTAAGGGTATTTCATCAGATAATTTCTCTTAAATCATTTTGTGAAGCAAATAAAATACCTTATCTTTATGTAAATGCATTCTTTGAGTATGATGGGGATGAAATTATGGTTCTAAATAAAGATATCAATACTGAAAAAGTAGCAAAACAATTTGATGATACGGATGATTACTTTGGGTTAGTAGATTTATGGAAACAAATTCCAAAAAGTTTTAAAGATATAAACCTAACAAAATATCTAAAAGGATTTAAGGATGATGGTATGTTTGAGGAAAGAGGACATCCATCACCAAAAGGACATAAAGAAATAGTAGAATTATTAAAAAATAAAATTTAAATAAATGTTACATAAAGAGCAATACAAATTATATTCACCGGCACATGGTAGTGAGTTTCCTTCGGAGAAATACATTTCAGAAAAGACAGGTAAATCTATTAATGTAGCATACTTTTCAAACAATGTAATATTTGATGATAGCGTTATACCATATCTGAAAGAGAAAGGATTAACGTGTATACATGAAAAAAGGACATACTATGAACCAACTGATTATAGTATTACTGCAGTATATGAATATGTGAATAATGATGATTTAATATTAATTGGATTTTCAAATAGGAACGATTCATATCCGGGTGACGAGGTAGATGATGATGAAGCGATTTTAAAAGCAAAACAAGCACCTTTGAAATTATGGATTCAATCAACTTGTGAATTAGCATTGGTGTTTGAAATATTTCCTGAATTGAACAATTTTGCTAAGAAGGATATGAAAGGTAAGATTCATTTATTGAAATCTACATCATACGGATTTGAAACCGAAGCATTTGATTTGGGTAAACCTACAATTGATTTAGATTTGAATTATGGAACAGGTTTTAGTGATATGCATAATAATATTGTTGATACTATACAAGGTAAGAATGATAATAATGCAAAGTTAGTTCTATTGCATGGACTAGCGGGGACAGGCAAAACAACTTATCTAAAATACTTAGCACATGAATTAGGTAAGAAGGTTTTATTTTTACCACCTGTTATGGCAGAAAGTATTGTAAACCCAGATTTTGTTCCTTTCTTAATGGAGAACAAAGATTGTGTTTTGATTATTGAAGATGCTGAGAAAGTAATCGGTGATAGACAAAATAGTGGTAGTTCAGTTGGTGTATCTAATCTATTGAATTTAAGTGATGGTATATTAGGTGATATCCTAAATATCTATATAATAGCAACTTTCAATATGGATAAAGAAAAAATTGATAGTGCTTTATTAAGGAAAGGTAGATTGATTGCTGAACACAAATTTGGTAAGTTATCTTTTGAAGATACTAAAACTTTGTTAAAGAAGTTGAATAAACAAACCGAAGCTAAAGAAGGATTAACATTAGCGGAGATTTATAACATTGATAATCAGCAAGATAAGACCAAAGATGAAAGGGTAACGATTGGTTTTACAAGATATTAATATATATAACTGATTGATTATCAGCAAGTTATAACAAACTTCCTAAAATATTTGGTAGATTGAAATAATTGTTGTATCTTTAATTAAGTTCATTGAAATAATGGGGATGCTTTGGAATTGATTGCAATGAGAATTGTAGTATCACACGTAGAGGTAAGTGCTAGAAACTCTTTAAAACTGCACAAAACAATAACTGACGAAATGTCAACTATGACCTTTGATTCCTTAATGGATTTCATCGGTGCCGATTACGCTGTAGCAGCATAATTACTCCCGTACACATCATGGGACAATTAAATAGAATGTGAAATCGTTTTCTTTGTTATTTCAAAACAAAGTGGTGGACCGTTGTACTAACCATACAGCCTCAATTCTTTTGAAAAGTTAGTAAGATTAAAACTTTATTCTAAACGTGTGACATGCTGGTATTATGATTACTTTGTAAGACAAGGGTTCGACTCCCTTCATCTCCACCAATATCGCGATGTAGTAGCAGAGGTAGCTCGCTAGGCTCATAACCTAGAGGTCGGAAGTTCGAATCTTCCCATCGCAACAAATGTTAGGGTTGAAGCCATCAACTAATAAAACCGATTGAGTGAGGTGTTCGACACCGAAGAAAGCCGGATATCCTAACAAAATAAAAAACCCAAAGAAATTTGGTAGATTGAAAAACATATCGTATCTTTAATTTATAAGATTGGAACTTATAGGTGATGAAAGATACTCGGTATTCAATCTTAGGAAAAAAAGTTTACAAATATTTGGTACTTTGAAAAAATTATCGTATATTTATAAAACAATAGGGTAACACCTAAAAAGTTCTTTACATTATTGAAAATATTTCACATAGTAAGTTTATCTTACATAGTGAATAACGGCCGCATATGGTCGGTAAATAAACTTGGAAACAAGGATAAAGTGGGTGTATTAAGTGATACATCTGCGGTTACTTTCCCCGTAAGGAGAGACTAACTCAAGTATGCAAGTGGGATATTATTTAGGCTTTGTACGAAAGGGTAACACTATATCGGAACAGTCAGAATAATTGGGGTATTATAGATACTCTAATTGAGGTGGGAACACCAATAAGAATAACCCATAGAATATCAGTAAGAAATGTAGACTTAATCCCTCTACATCATTGCGGTATTCATTATCAGAGTGGTCTTAACATCAAACCATCCGAAAGGACGTAAGATAAGACTGTGTACAGGTGGTGCTGTTACTATCCTTTGAACTAGTTTACCAAAACTACTCAATGAAGATGACTCAAAATAACGCAGTAGGGATATTGCATCGGGTAGTTTAGTATTCTCTCGACCAAAAGTTGGGGGAGCTAGTGGTAAACCACTACCTGAATAATTCTATAAACTAAAACTCAATTTTTACTTCGGTGTAAAAACTACAATTTAAAAATTAAGCTTAAGTGTTTACCAGTTGCAGGTGAAAGGTGTGTACATAGTTAAGAGCTGTTCTTAGCCACGATACTTCCGCAAGAAGTCTGTGATTCTATCGAAAGGTTTCTAATTCCGCAAGAATTAATTAGGCTGCGAGGCTTGAAGAAAATGATTAAGTAGAGAGTAATCGGCAACTTAAAGACTGATAGTCTTAAATCATCCACATTGAATTGGTACTACTCAAAAGGTAGTGGAAACGGAAGGAACTAATAATCTTTCTAAAGCTGGTTCACAATATGGAGTATTCTCATCCCTATTTTATTTTATCATAATGGTTAATGTTGGTTCGATTCCAATAATGATAGCAGAGTAATTCATCGAGGCTAGTATTAACCGGAGCATGACTTGACGTGGCGTATTTTGAAGATTGATTACTTTTTTAATTCGATTATATTTATAACAAATGAAAGCATTGACATTACATACACTTTGTAGCACACCGAATCAGATTTGGGGTAGCAGAGATATGTAAAGTTAGGCTAGATTTATATTAAGAATTTTAGAAAACCCTGACTTTAATTAGTTGGGGTTTTTTGTTTTTG